AATTGGCGACTATCAATCCAATGCGATTGTACGTCAGTATTCTAGACAGGGTGATCAGAAGAAAGCATACACTTTCCAAGGCATCTGGCCTAGCAGCATTAGCGCAATCGACCTTGCATGGGATAACAACGATACTCCTGAGGAGTACACCGTTGAATTCCAGGTACAGTTCTGGTCATTCATGGATGACGTTAACGCAGGTAATGCGAAACAGAAAGCTGAGTGATTCTATGCCTTATAAATAAACTTATAAGGCACAAATACAGGTTTAATAATGGCAAACCTTTTTGGTTATTCTCTAGCGCGTAAGAAGGGTCAGGCAAGTCCTGGTCCTTCTTTTGTGCGTAAAGACAGCGAAGACGGAGCATCGCCCGTCAGTGCTGGAGGATACTTCGGACAGTATGTAGACCTTGGCGACGCTGCCAACAAAGCATCCGAGTCAGACCTTATTGGTAGATACCGTGAGATGTCGATTCACCCTGAGTGTGATTCGGCAATTAACGATATTGTCAACGAGGCAATCGCAGGTGATTTAGATAATCATCCTGTAGATGTGGAACTGTCTAACCTCCGCGTTTCAGAAAATCTGAAGCGTGTCATTCGTGATGAGTTTGCAAACATCCTATCGCTTCTGGATTTTGATCGTAAAGCATATGATCTATTCAGACGTTGGTATATTGACGGACGTTTGTTCTTTCATAAAGTAATTGATCCTAAGGATCCGAACAAGGGTATCACAGAAATCAGATACATCGATCCTCGCAAGATCAAAAAAGTTATTGAGTTCGACAAACCTAAAGATCGTCAGGCACCTGTCGATCCGCAGACTGCAAGTCTTGCACCTAAGTCTGTCGAGTATTACATTTATGCACCCAAAGGTTTGAAAGGGTATGAGAACCAGGGCGTAAGAATTGCACCTGATGCTATTT